CCATGGCAATATTATGTGTCTAAATTATATGTCTGAGGTTCAGCTTAAAGAAGTTTATGCGGCAGGCTTTGAAACTGAAGTGGAGCAGAGGATGACCGATATCACCTCGTTCCTCAAGAAAGAATATAAGAAGATTACAGGCAACTCTGTAACTCTGACCAAAGAGGGAGACATCGATGTTCTCGTTCAAAATTCTTCTCGCGTTCGAAGCTGGGTGCAAGCTATGATGGACTTTAAAGTCGGCGGACTCAATGAGGACAATGCCGTCGCAGCCGACGCCGACACAAAGCCTGAAGCTAAGTGGGAATCATTTGTTTCCCAAGGCGGCTGGAACGGCAAAGGTGGCACACGCCCAAGCAATGATACAAGAAAGAAAGACAAGGATACACCTAAGAAATGAACATTTCTAGAAATAGACTTCAGAAAATTGTTTTAGAAGAATATCTGAAAGAAGAGGGTATTCAACTTGAGGCCTTAAGCCAGGAACGCTATCAAGATTTTATGGATTGGATTCAAAAGAATGGTCCGAAACCAGCTTGGCTAGATGACTATGCCAAAAGTACGAAAAGTCCTCCTCCTCCACCAGAAGTCCCAGGCTCTCCGGTATCAAATATAAACACGGCAGAAACAATGCCTTTCCCGATTGCGGCCGCCGAGCCTGATTCGTCGAGTGAAACTCGCCCAATGGATATTCCGAGTGATGATGCCCCGGAGAGTGAATATTCTGGATTCCAAGATCGCTCAGGTCCTCCCGAGAATCCCGAGCAAGCTATTTTGGGCATAGTTAGTGCCATGCAACCTGATGAAATGGTTGATTTGTTTAACAATATTATTGGACAAATTGCACCAGAATACCTCCAAGAACCTTCGGGGAACCCCATCGGATTCAGAGAAGACCTTACAAACAAAGTTTACGATAAATTATTGGAAATGGGCGGTACTATGTATAGAGGCATGGGAGCAGCATATAATAGAGATATAGATACTGGCGAAGAATACATGGGCACCACTGAGCTTCAAGAAGAAGAGGTCGAAGATTTAGCCGATAAGTTCGATGTAGAGGCTACTGTTGAAACAGCAAACGATGGGAAACCGGCGATTTTAGTATGGCACCAAAACGGTGATGTATCTGCATATCATGACGCAGAAGAGATGTACCGAGATTTAGCTAGCAGGCAAGAAATGAATGAAGAAGTTATAGCGACCCTGAAAAATGTATGAGTTTTCAATTAGACAAAAAGCAAAGAGTTAACGAAATACTTAAATGCGGTAAAGACCCCGTTTATTTTCTTAAATCCTATGCAAGAATTTCTCACCCCTTGAAGGGGTTGATTCTTTTTGATACCTATGATTTTCAAGATAGTCTTATGAAAGACTTCAATGATTATCGTTTTAATGTAATCTTGAAGGCACGCCAGCTTGGTATCTCTACAATCACTGCTGGCTACGTCGTGTGGTTAATGTTGTTTCACCGAGATAAATCCATCCTAGTCATGGCAACGAAGTTTGCGGTTGCAGGAAACTTAGTAAAGAAAGTCAAAAACATCATGCGAAATCTTCCGTCTTGGATTAAGATTGCAGAAATCTCCGTTGATAACCGCACTTCTTTCGAATTATCAAATGGCTCATCGATTAAGGCAGCTTCTACTTCTGGCGATGCTGGTCGTTCTGAAGCGCTGTCTCTTTTGGTTCTCGACGAGGCAGCACACATTGAGGGTCTTGAAGAGCTATGGACGGGTCTATACCCCACTCTTTCAACGGGCGGCCGCTGCATCGCCCTCTCCACACCCAATGGTGTAGGTAACTGGTTTCACAAGACATGTGTAGATGCAGAGGCAGGAGCAAATAATTTTCATTTAACAGATTTGCCTTGGGATGTACACCCAGACCGCGATGCCGATTGGTACAACAAGGAAACAAGGAATATGTCCAAACGACAAATTGCTCAAGAGTTAGAGTGTAACTTCAATACTTCTGGGGAAACGGTTGTGGATCCTGAGTGCCTGGAATGGCTCCTTGCAAATGTGCGCGAACCCAAGCACAGGACAGGCTTTGATAGAAACTTTTGGATTTGGGAAGAGTTTGATCCAACGTGCAATTATCTCATGGTTGCTGACGTCGCGCGCGGCGACGGTGAAGATTATTCTACATTTCATATAATAAAGCTTGAAACTTTAGAGATCGTTGGAGAGTATCAGGGCAAAGCAACATTAGATATGTTCGCGAACTTACTTAATCAGGTCGGCCGTGAGTATGGAGACTGCATGTTGGTTGTTGAAAACAACAATATTGGTTACTCTGTTCTTGATAAATTACTTGAATATGGATATCCAAATATTTATCATTCTATAAAATCAACACACGAATATATCGAACAACATCAAGCCGAAGCAATGAACTCTGCAGTCCCAGGGTTTTCCACAACTATGAAAACTAGACCGCTTATCGTAGCAAAATTAGAAGAGTTTATCAGAAATAAACTAATTACCATATATTCCTCTCGTACAGTTAACGAGATGAAGACCTTTATTTGGAGAAATGGCAAACCACAAGCGATGAAAGGGTACCACGATGATCTCATTATGGCACTTGCAATCGCATGCTGGGTGAGAGATACAGCACTTCAGTCCAGCGCAAGAGATTTAAACTATCAAAAAGCTTTCTTGGGTGCTATCTATACATCTAAAACCACAATGAATACACAAATTAAAGGGCAAGAAGGCTACAAAAGAAACGATATCTTTGATAAAATGAGTGAAGCAGATAAAATATATGACCAATACAAATGGATCATAAAGTGAGAAATTAAAAATGGCAGAGAAAAATCCAAGAAATACCCAATCCCAATTATTTAAAGCATTAACCAGATTGTTTTCTGGGCCGATCATAAATTATCGATCGCAGTCCGGCAGGAAGATTAGACGTCAACATCTGGACAAGTTTTCATCTAGGTTTAAATCGGCATCTGGTCAGCAGTTTAAAAAGTCGCTTTACAATCCACTAGATACCCTCTCTGCTAACGCGATGCAAAACCAACGCCGCGTGGAGCGTTATGTAGATTTTGATCAGATGGAGTATATGCCAGAGATCGCCTCTTCAATGGATATCTATGCCGATGAGATGACAACTTATTCCGATTTGCGCCCCATGCTCAACGTTAAATGTTCTAATGAAGAAATTAAAGCAGTACTTGAAAACCTTTATTCTAAGGTATTGAATATTGATTATAATCTTTTCGGCTGGGCTCGGACAATGTGTAAGTATGGAGACTTCTTTCTCTATCTTGACATCGATGATAATTATGGCATCCAATCAGTAATCTCATTACCGATAGCTGAGCTTGAAAGGTTAGAGGGGCAAGACTCCACAAATCCAAATTATGTACAGTATCAATGGAATGGTGCAGGCATGACTTTTGAAAACTGGCAGATAGCACACTTCAGAGTCTTAGGAAATGATAAGCATGCACCGTACGGTACCTCTATCTTAGACCCTGCCAGAAGAATTTTTAGACAATTAACTCTCGTAGAGGATGCAATGATGGCCTATAGAGTTATCCGCTCATCTGAGAGAAAATTATTCAAGATCGATGTTGGTGCAATCCCTCCCCAAGATGTTGAGCAATATATGGAAAAGATTGTTACTCAGCTTAAACGACATTCGGTTATTGATGCCACCAGTGGTCGAGTCGATATGAGATATAACCCCATGAGCATAGAAGAAGATTACTTCATTCCTGTGCGCCCGGGCTCAGCCACAGAAATTACTAATCTTGCCGGCGGCCAAAACACAACAGCGATTGATGATGTTAAATATCTTCGTGATAAATTGTTCTCCGCCCTCAAAATCCCCCAAGCATACCTCGCTATGGGAGATGGTGCAGCCGAAGATAAAACAACTCTTGCCCAAAAAGATGTTAGATTCGCTAGAACAATCCAGAGATTACAGAGAGTGATTACATCTGAGCTTGAAAAAATTGGAATCATTCACCTTTATACTCTCGGCTTCCGCGGAGATGATCTGGTTAACTTCAAAATAATACTAAATAACCCTTCCAAAATATCAGAACTGCAAGAGATCGAGCACTGGAAACAGAAGTTTGATATTGCGGCTTCTGCGACAGAAGGATTCTTTTCTCGCCGATGGGTGTCTGAAAATATATTTGGAGTTTCACACGAAGAGTTTATACGGAACCAAAGAGAAATGTATTATGATCGCAAACATGATGCCAATCTCCAAGCTGTTGCAGAAGCCGCGGCAGCAGGAGAGACAGCCGGCGCAGTAGGCGGCGGAGACATGGATATGGGCGGCGGAGAGATGCCGGCAGAAATGCCTGCTGATGATATCGGCGCCGATCCTGCCGCGGATGTGGGAGGCGGTGGAGAAGAGTCTTCATTGCTCGCAGTACCGCCTGGATCACGTAATGCTCCCCGGCTTACTCCCGGAGCAAAAGGAAAGGTTTACCACCCAGTAAGAAATGATTCTCGTAAGGACAGTGGGCCTAGAACCAGAAATTATCAGGCCCAATATAATTCTGAAAAACGTGGGTCATCCAACAGGGCCAAGTTCCCCGGAGCAGAAATTGCTTCAATTCCAAGCATTGCAAAAGGTATTTATGAAGAAGATGTTTCTATTTATAGTTTGAAAGAGTCTATCGAAGAAAAGAAGCTTTTTGAAGTGAACGATTCTTTACATAGTTTAATAACTGAATTAGAAAATAAAAATAAATTAATTACGGAGCAAAAAAATGAAGATTAGGCACAATAAAAAACGAAACACAGCATTTGTTTATGAGGCCCTTATAAGAGAGGGTACGTCGGCTATCTTACAAGATGATGATATGCGAAAAAACAAAGTGGTAAACATAGTTAAGAAGCACTTTAAAAATAATTCGCTACTTAAGAAGGACCTAGACTGTTATAGATCCTTATATGAAGGCCAAGATCTGAATCTCGATGATTGTCTCCGCATAATCAAAGAAGCGAAGTTACAGAAGAGATTAATTGATCCAGCAGCCTTATTTAAGAAGCAGTCTGATTTCATTCGCGATGTAAATAAAGAATTTGATGCCAGCATCTTTAACAACTTTGTCCCAAACTACAAATCACTTGCTAATATTTATCAAATGTTTTCTAAGGAAACCTCTCCTAGAGATGCAGTCCTATTAGAAAAATTAGTCTTAGACACAATGGGTAGCGAAGAACCAGCTTCGGAGTTATCAGACGTCGACAACATCGTAATAAACTCATTTGTTGAAAAATTTAACACCAAATATGATGAACAGCTTTTTGAAGAGCAAAAAAATGTTCTTAATCTTTATATCAGATCTTTTGTGGACAATTCGGTTGAGTTTAAAATGTTTTTAAACGAAGAGATTACGAGATTAAAGAGCCAGATTGAATCAGCGAAGGGAAATAAATACATTTCCGAAGATAAAGACATGATTGAGAAAACTAATCTAATTGCCAACAAGCTTGAGAGTTTGAAGGCAACAGAAATCAACGAAGAGATACTGTCAACAATTCTTAAAGTGCAGTCTCTTGTAAGGGAAACAGTGGAAAATGGCAATAATAATTAAAGTTGGCGAAAAAGCCAACCAAAAGAAAGTTAAATTAGAATTAAATGCCCGCCAAACCTTATCTGGCGACGTAATGATTTTTGATCATGGCGATATCGATATCGTCTTGTCCCCAACAAACAAAAAAGTAGTTGTGTTTCCCAAGGATACTATGTCTGATTTAGTCTATGGTGCACAAAATCGACTAATGACTCACTTGATTAAAAGGGGAATCCTTATACCAGAGAGTGTCCAAGCCGGTTCATTCTACGGAGCGATGGAGGGCACGATACAAGAATCGGCAAAGCCAGAAATATCCGGCCCAAAGCTCGCTTTGATAAACATTTCGAATTTTATCGATGAAGAACGCCCATACTTTGAAAATACCGAGGCAATCATTTCTATGCAAGATGATGATTTGATACACCCGGATAACACAGATTCTACAGAACTAGGTGAAGTTCCACAGGCAACTGAAAAGGGTTCGATGAAACATTCGTATATCAGAGACCCTTATGCGTTAAACTATATGTATACTTTTGAATAGGAAATCATGGAATTATTAACATTTATATTATGTGCTTATGGGCTTACTCAAATTATAGTATACGGTAAAGTTTTAGATAGCGTAAGGCCAACGAAAGGAAAACTTGGAGCACTGTTTAAATGCCCAATGTGTGTGGGATTTCATATAGGTTGGTTTTTATTGTTGCTTTCTCCGTTTACAGAACTATTTAATTTTGACGTTTCTGTTGCTAATTTCTTTATTTTAGGATGGTTATCATCTGGAACATCATATATTTTTAACATGATATTTGGAGACGAGGGAATAAAACATGAACACAAACATTTGGATAGATAAGTGGATGCTTCAACCTGTCCGTCATTGCTGCAAAGGGAGTTAGCTAAAATGAAAATCACAGAAAATCAATTAAAACAAATTATCGATGAAGAGATTCAGACGATGGTTGACAATGGAGAGATCGATGAGGGAATGCTCGATCGACTTAAGGCACGTGGATCAAGTGCGCTGTCCAAAGCTGGCAGTGCCGTCAAAGGCGCCGGCCAATCGCTTGGCGCGAAGTATACTGGCGCCAAAGCCGCTGGCGCCGAATTCCTTGGCGGCGATGTCAAGAAACTGAGAGGCCAACAAGCAGATCAGGAAAAGGCTGCTGCCGATACAAAGACACAAGGTGCTGATAAAGCAGAGGCAACGAAAACTTTATCTATCTTAAATTCTCACCTTAAAGCAATGGTGAACGATTTAACAAAGCTTGGTATCGATTTAAACCAGCCCGGAGTCAAGGGTGCAGTACACAATCTGCAGAAAGCAGTTAGTGGAACAATCTCAAAGAGGGCCGCCGAACAATGAGCCAAGTTCTCTTACGCGAATATTACGAGTTGTGCGAAGGCGGTGTCTGTCAAGATTTATTGACGGAGGCCGAAAAGCGTTATGTCTCTGAAGGTGGCATGATTTTGTCTGGCGTAATGCAAAAGTCAGATACACAGAATGGTAATGGTCGCGTTTATCCGCACAATGTATTGATGCGCGAAGTAGAACTCTACAAGAAGCTTGTTAAGGAACGTCGTGCCCTCGGTGAGTTAGACCACCCCGATGATTCGGTTATTAATCTTAAGAATGCCTCCCACATGGTCACCGATGTGTGGTTCGAAGGCAAAAGCGTTATGGGCAAAGTACAGGTACTTGACACACCATCAGGTAACATACTTCGCTCGTTAGTGGATTGTGGAGTCAAGCTAGGGATTTCATCCCGCGGCATGGGTTCCGTAAGTGAGTCGCAAGGCTCTACAGTTGTAGAAGACGATTTTCAATTAATCTGTTTTGATTTCGTCTCAGAACCTTCAACGCCGAATGCATTTATGATGCGCGAGGCAAAAGAGTTTGGGAATACTAACGTATTCAACAAAGCAGATAAAATCAATAGACTAATTAATGATATCATTGGAGATTTTAAATGAGTACTAAATTAAACAGGCAGCAAGTTTCTGTCTTAATCAAAGAAACTATCGAGAACAAATTATTTGAACACAAATTGACAGAAGAAATTGGCAGTATTTATGAGTCACGCCAGGATCTACAAAGCGTCATATTACTTAGTATAATGGAAGAACTGTCTGGCAAAAAGATTCCGGACCCCACAATACTTGATGAAGGTATATGGGAAAAGGCCAAGCATATGCTATCTAAGATTAGACTCAGTAAGAGCACAGGCGCATCCGCCCAGCGCGACAAACTTCAAGCTGCAGCAGACAATGCCGCAAACGCAGAGTTTGGTGAGATGTTCTCACAACTTAAGCAAGCACCCGGGTTTGATCAATTTCCTAACAATGAAAAGGAAGAAGAATTCCTCGGTATCAATATTGGTATTCACGCAATGTATACCGCGGTCAAGGAGGCACACAAACAAGGTATGCTCGAAACCGACACCGCAAACGATTTAGTATCAAAAATTAAAGGATACGTAGACGGTCTTGAAGGTGACTTGTCTTATTCCTATAGATATGTTAATGAAGAAGTTGATGAAGCCGAAGAGCTTAACGAAAGAGTGGCTACAAACTATAATAGAGCGCTAAAGTTGTTTAAGTTGGCCAAAGCCGGCGAGATTAAGCCTAGGCAAATGAAAGCGCTCGATAAGATTAGAAATGGTTTAGAAAAAGAATTCCAGAAACGCGGCGGCACCAAGGGGATGACGAACAAAGAACAAGATCTTCTCGGTAAGTTCTCAAAAGAATCAGACGTTTTTAAACAATACGACGCCAAAGGAAACTGGACTCCCGAAGTTGACAAGTTATCCCCTGGTTCTGACGCACCCGGCGGAGGCGGCGGAGGCGGAGGCGGAGGCGGCGGAGATTTAGGACCGGAACTAGGACCAGAGATGGACCCATCGATGCCTGACGAATTTGGAAACTACAGTGATCCCGGACCCGAAGGCAATTTTGGGCAATCAATGCCCAACCCACAGGGCGCCACCTCAACTGGCATCGGCGACATCGGCGGTGTTCAAGATTTAGGTAGACTCTACCAAAAAGCTGGTAGCCTAAGCACACTTTCAACTTGGCTTGGCCCGGGCTTCCTTAAATCAGTAGCAGGCTTTGCACTTCCAGCGGCAGCAATTGGCGCCATTGGTATTTTAGTCGGCAAGAGATTGATGGGCAAGTCACGCGAAGGCGGACTTAAGAACTTATCGAAGATGATTATACCGGTCGACCCTTCCGAACAAGAGACTAAGCCAGTGAGCGGCGATCCGCAAGGCCCGGATGATGGTGAAGGACAGGGCGGCGACCCAGATACCGGAGGCACACCAGGCGGCACCCCGGCCCCCGATGGTGGCGGCGGCGGAGCACACTTTCAGAAGTGGATTGCAGCCGGCGAGCCGCCCATGGAGGAATGGGTGAAACAGTATAAAGGTAAAATTATCTCCGTTACCGGAGATGCTGACAGTTATGTCTCGGATTCTGACCCAGATGGTCCGCCACCCGATGGTGGTCCGATCGGATCTTTATTAGTGCCGAAAGCTCTTGAACTGGCCAAACTTCAATTAGCATACAAAGAAAAAAATCCAAATACACCGATGAGAGGACCTCTTCCCGTTCTTAAAAAGGCGATCGTAGACACTGAGGGCGCCCCATATGGTGAAGAAGAGGAAGAAACAATTTCTGACGATGAGCTTACTACGGGTCTGAACACCGGCGGTGGCCCTGGCCATGGCAATCAGAATCTAGCCGAAACTATTAATAGGTGGCAAAAGATTGCAGGAATTATCAAGGGGTAATTTGTGAAGAAATCAGATTTAAAACAACTCATTAAACCTCTCGTTAAAGAGTGTATACACGAAGTCCTTCTTGAAGAAGGGCTTCTTTCCAATGTCGTGTCTGAGGTAGCAAAAGGGTTACAAACCCAGAGCTTAATTGTAGAATCACAAAGAATTACCCCAGCACAGCCCAAGGCACAGAAGCAAAGGTCACCAGATGCCGGCGCCCAAAGAAAGAAGCTGTTGGATGCAATTGGCAAAGATTCCTTTAATGGAGTGGATCTGTTTGAAGGCTCTACACCAGTCCCAGCTCAACGAGAGACAACTGCCGGCACAGTAGATTTAGGTGACCCCGGAGATTCGGGCGTGGACATTAGCAATCTTGTCGGCAACTCCGCCAAGATGTGGGAGATGATGAAATAAGATGGCAAGAAAGAAAGCAAATGTTTTAGTAACCTCGAAAGAATGCCGTGGCAATCACGAAAGAATGATAAAAAGGTTTATCAAAAAAACTAAAAAAGAAAAAATTATAGAAGAAGCTAAGGATAGGCGATATTATAAAAAGCCATCTGACAAGAAACGAGAAGAAAAAGCGAAAGCTGAAAGAAGAAGAATCCGAGACGAATTAAAAGAACAAAGAGCAGAAGAAAGACGCAATAGAAAGAATAGGTGACTATTTACTTTTGAATAATAAATTATGGAGATTTAAAAATGGCCGAACAAAACTTTACCACCAGCTGGAAATTTAGTGCAGGGCTTAATCATGCCCCTGCTTATCAAGTTAGTGGAGCCCCTTACGCAAAAGCCGCGATTGATTCATTGAACGGTCCAGGGCCCGCAGTCGTACACTTTCCGTACGTAACTAAATGGGTGCAAATTATTAACAATGATACCTCTAACGCCGTTAAAGTGGCATTTTCAGTTAGAGGGCTTGAATCTGAGAACAACTATTTTACAGTTGGTAAAGGCGCGGCCGGCATTCCTGTCTCGACACAAGTACTGGATATGAAGGTTACCGAGGTATATCTGACTGGCTCTGTGAGCGTCGACATTGTTGCGGGTCTTACAAGCATCAAACCTCAGAGTGCAGCAACGACATTCGGTCCTAACTGGTCAGGCTCAGCAGGGGTCGGATAGCAGATGGCTCAGTTTGGTTGGGCATATGTAAACTGTTCAAGCTCGGGCACGGCGGTAGGTCCCACCGGCTCAGTTCAGTTTTTAACCGGTGCGGGGAATACCTCCGGATCGGCTAACTTTATGTGGTATACCGCATCTGACGTCCCTTATACTGCTAACACACTGTTGGTTAAAGGTACACTTCATGTGTCCGGAGCAATCACCGCTAGCCATTATCACATTGAGAATGTTACCCAAATTGATGTTAGTGGTTCTACTTTCATGGGTAACACAAATGACGACCGCCATATTAGAACTGGTAGCTTAACGGTTGTTAAAGCAGATGGCACCATATTGATGGATGTCGACAACACTAACGAAACTGTACAAGTCCGAGGCTTCCGCGGCCTTTACGAGCCAGTAACTGTAAACCACAGCACTGCATCAGCACCTTCATATATTATTGGCGTCAGGCACACTTCAAACGTTCAGGTATTAATCCCAAGCGCTTCAACGTACGGATCCGGTGCGATTATAATTGTTAAAGATGAAGTAACCGACCGCGGCGGTACTAATATAATATTAACCGCTTCTGCCGGTTACACAATTGATAACACGGAATCATATATTCTCACTGGCTCGATGCCCGCAATTAGTTTATATTCTAATGGCGCGAACTGGTTTGTCTTCTAATTACTATTGATATATATCAGTCTAATAATAGTAGGGGTAAAACAGTATGGCGTTCAATGCGATGTCTGGAACGGTTATCATGGGTGGTACTTTCGAGCTGCCTGCCGGCGGTATCCTGTCGGGAAACCTTAGTACTTCCGACGCTGCAAACGTCGTTAATGTGCCCCGCGTCTCAAACGCTACGAACAATGCGATTATTACGAACATTGGTGGAGATGCCAATACATTAACATGCGAGAGCAACCTTACCTTTGACGGTACGATTTTAAATGTAACAGGGCACGTTACAGCAAGCTTGGGGCTTTCAGCCTCTTTTTTATACGGAGATGGGAGCAACCTTATCAACGTTAAAGCAGATCATGTTGTAGCAGAAGGTCCCGCATATTCTATTCAGTTTCACGATTCTTCTGATGGAGATTTAACTGGCTCTTCAAATCTTATATTTTCTAGCAATGTTCTTTCTGTATCTGGCGGGATAGTCTTTAATCGAATCCAGACGACTGCAAATATGACGGCTTCCGCAACAGATTATTTCATTGCAATCAACACAAATAGCAACCCGGTTGATGTAAGGCTTCCTAGTGCTGCGCTTCTTGCAAGCGGGCAAACTTATGTAATAAAAGATGAAGGCGGCGCCGCAAGTTCGAACAACATAACAGTTTTAGCTTCAGGATCACAAACAATTGATGGCCAAAATTCGATAGTTTTAGAGTCGCCTTATGCATCGATTCAGCTTTATTGCAACGGCTCAGATAAATACTTTATCTTCTAAAAAAAAACGTCAAACTCGTCACTATTTATAATGAACGAGGCTTATGTGCCTCGTTTGCTATTGACAAACAATTTAATAATTTAATTGCTTGTTCTATAAAACTTAATATATGGAGGGTTTTAAACTATGGCTTATAAATTTCAAACTGGGGACGCTATTCTTAGCGGTTCCCTTACACGAGAAGGTTCGACGATTATCACCAACGATGCTGGCGCAGAAGTCGGTGTCTTTGATAATGGCGGAGTTCTCTCGGCATCTGCCGGCGCTACCGCCGCAAGTTTCACTTGTGATGGTGCACTCACCGCTGCCACGGCTGCACTCACGTCTCTTACAGCTTCTTCCGGTCTAAAAGCCGGCGAGGTACAAGCAACTGGTCACGTGATTGCCCCGGCACTCATTTCTACCAACATCGTTTCCGGTTCTGGTCTTGCTTCTTTCGAGAGCCTAAGACTTGGCGGCGGTACTGCTACTGTTAGCAACCTAGGTGCTGCAGTTTTCGGCGGTTCTGTAACTGCGGTCGGTTCTTTCGTTATCGGCAGCGCTGATCTCAACGAGGCCGATCTCGAAAAACTCGACGGTATCACTAACGGTACCGCTGCTGCATCTAAGGCTCTTGTTGCCGATGCAAACATCGACATCTCTGGTCTTCGTAATCTTACTGCTACTGGCGTCATTTCGGCTGCTGGTATAACACTCGGTTCTGCCGTGCTTGTTGAAGCTGAGTTAGAAATGCTTGACGGCATTACTGCTGGTACTGCTGCTGCATCTAAGGCTCTCGTTGCTGATAGTAACATCGACATCGCTGGCCTTCGCAATGTAACTGGCACTGGCGCTATCACCGCCGGTACTTCGTTCATCATCGGTTCTGCCGACTTGAATGAAACCGATTTAGAGAAGCTTGACGGCATCACTAACGGTGCTGGTGCTGCAAATAAAGCTCTTGTCCTTGATGCAAGTGCTGATGTGGCCTCCGGTCTACGTAATCTCACCGCTGGCGGTGCTTTAAACACAGCAACTCTTTCTGCATCTGGTGATGCGGGCAGCAACCGATTTTATGTCGGTGGTCCAAACTTTGGTGCCGCAAGCTTCAAAATTGACGACGCTGGTGTTATGGTCACAAACGCGATCCTTGGAACTAGTTTCTCAGGTTCAAGTTTTGTTTCGGCTTCTCACCTTTCTATCAACAACAACAACGCAAGCATTTCTGCATTAGGCGATGCTAGCTTCGCTGCAGTAACTGTTGGTTCTCTTCTCAAGATGCCTGACAACACATCTACCAAGTTTCTTGTTGCCGATGGCACAAGTTATCAAGAAGTGGCGATGAGTGGTGATGCTACTATGGACAACACTGGAGCAATAACACTTGCTAACAACTCTGTCTCAAATGCCCAACTCGACAACGATGCAGTCACCGGCGCCGAACTCGCCGACGATGCTGTTGACTCCGAACACTATACAAATGGTTCTATTGATCTCATTCACATGAGTGCAAACTCTGTTGATTCAGATCAGTATGTCGATGGCTCTATTGATCTCATTCACATGAGTGCAAACTCTGTTGATTCAGATCAGTATGTCGATGGCTCT